CGTTTCCGCCAACTGTTGTTGCGCCTGCGGCTGTACGAATACCCGCAGCGTCTGTTGCACCTGTACCACCGTTTGCCACGGGGAGCGTACCGCTCACATGGGTAGCCAAACCAATCTTGCCCCATGAAGGGGCTGCGCCAACACCACCAGAAATCAGTGCGTTGCCTGTAGCTACGTCGGGCAGCTTGGCTAGGGTTGTCGTGGTATCCGCATACACCAAGTCGCCAATCGCATACGAAGTAAGCCCAGTGCCACCGTAAATAGCAGCAATAGTTGTAGCGTTCCAAGTACCAGCAGTAAGAGTACCAACTCCGGTAATACCCGTATAGCTGCCAGACAGCCGCGCAGCGGGGAGCGTGCCCGATGTGATGTTTGCCGCATTGGTTGTATCCGTTGTGGCCGAAGGAGCCAAGCCCGAAACTGCTCCAGAGGCAATAGCAATTGCGGTGTTTGTTACGCTGGTTACTTGCCCCTGCGCGTTGGTTGTGAATACAGGGACGTTGGAGCCAGAGCCGTAAGTACCTGCTGTACCTATGTCGGCTATGTTAAATGTGTAGGTGGGCGACTCGCTCAGGCCTGTGCCTGCCGTGTAGGTGATTGGCGCAGAGAACTGCTGGAAGACAATCGCCGTTGTACCAATTGTTATAGGGGGCGCAGTCTGCTGCACCCAAGCGGTATTAAGGTTGGCTACGCCGCTAGTGACTAAGAAAAAATCACCTTCGTCAATCTGGTCAACTCCAGTTCCCACAGTGTCAAAGTCTGTAGCGCGAGTCAGGATGTATGGTGTTCCAGCAGACCCAACCTGTGTGACCGTGTACACACCGTTACGCGATCCGTTTGCCTCATTCTTAATTAATACTCGTTCTGTAACAATAGTAAGGGTTGAGTCTATAGACAGCGCACCGTTAGCGTTTCCTGTAAGCGTTGCCCCTACACCAGATGTTCCGTTGTTGTACGTGTTTGCTGGCAGCGCTGCGGTAGTTGCCAAAGCAACAGCTTCATGGAAGTGGATGCCCGATGCAATAGCGTCAGCGTATTGTTTGTTGACAATGTCTGTGTTGTTAACTGGGGCTGTAGAAACTGTTCCCGCAGTGATGTTCGCCGCTGAAATATTTGCTGTTGAAGCACCTAATGTGCCAATGTCTAAAACGGAAACTGCCGAGCCAGCAGCATCCAAATACACTGCGCGTTCAGCAGGATAGGTAAGGAACACGTCCTTGAGGCCAGCAGCAAAAACAACTTTACTACCAGCGTTGCTAGACTCTAATACAGTGTCACGAGTTAAGGTTGGGCCTGTGGTCGAATAAGTTCCAATACCAACTTCCCAATCGCCAGTAGCGGGGTCAACAGCAGCGTAATATGTGATGTTGCCGTTACCGACAGCAGCGAACGACTGAAACCCACCAACTGCACCGGCCAACGTAAAACTGCCCGTGCCTGTGGTCGTGGTGGTTTCTTTTACTCGGTCTTTTAAAACGATTGCCATTGGCTACCTTACGTTTGTGTCTTGATGTTCTGCCAATTCGTGGTCTGGCTATCGTTAACCGTACTCCACGAAGCAGGCTGGCTGTCTTGGATTGTCGCCCAACTTGCGCTTTGCGCCGTATTTAACGCCCCCCAGCCAGCGGTTTGAGCGCCGTTCACATTACCCCAATTAGCGGTTTGAGCGTCATTGATTACATTCCACAAGAACGCACCAACGATGCTGTCTGCGGCTGTTGCACCCGCCTGTATGTTAGCAACAAACACTACAAATGCCAAGATCGCATCAACAGCTTCAACTGTTTCCGTAATCACTGCATTGAAGGTTGACGGAGCTACTACAACTTCATCTGACGCCGTGGCCAACTCTTCTAGAGCAACAGCAAACGCAATCTGGGCAGCGACAATCTCTGAGGCCGTTGCGCTTTCGGAGACACTGACTGGGTACGAGATAGTGGCAGCGTTAGTGTCGTCTCCTGTTGCAGTCTCTGTTATGGCTGCAAGGTAGTCTGCAAAGGCTTGGAAAGTCTCACTGGCCACGGACGTTTCTGCTACAGCGGCCGCCCAAGTTACAAGGGTTGCAACTGAATCTGAGCCTGTAACGCTGTCCACTACAGCCGCGTTGAAATCTATAAGGGCTGCCGCTGTTTCTGAGCCTGTGGCCGTGTCGGATACTGCTGCGCTAAAGTCTGACGGCGCTACAACTACAGTGTCCGTGCCCGTGGCTGTCTCGTCAATTGGGGGGTTGAAAACAGAACCAGCCGCGTCAAAGTTGTCTGTTGCGGTAACTGTGTCTAAGGTAGATGCCAGAAAGTCCGCACGAGCCGACGCCAAGACTGAGGCAACCACGGACTCCGCTACGGAGGATTCGTACAGTACACCTAGGCTTGATACGTCAAACGGCGCTGCGGAGAGTGGAACATACCCTAGCACGGGGTCATCCCCCTACGCTTAGGCAGCGTCTAAGCTGAATGTGTAAGTGACGTTCAGAGTATCTCCAGCAACAACCACGCGGTCGCCGGGTGACTGGAAGTCAGCTTCAGAGAACAAAACGCCTGAAGTGCCGCTAGACACCGTACACAAGAACGCACCAGCCACAGTACCGCCGCCACCAGAAATGGTGAACTGAGAAACAGAAGCAGAGTTACTGATTACAGATGGGTCAGCAGTTGTAGCTGTACCAAAAGTTACAGCCTTGCGTGCGCCCGTGTAGTTAGAAAACTCAGTCCAACCAGCGTGTGAAGCCAAAGTGTCGGCAGCGGCATACGTGGTGACTGAGCCGGGGCCAGTCACCAAACCAAGGAAGAACGCAGCAGTGTAGGCGCTGCCTTTGAAATACTGGGTGTTCATGCTCTGCAAACCTTCGTTCACCACGAGGTTGTGCGTAGACTCTTCCCACTTGACGTTACCGTCTTTGTCAACGCACTGAACATGGAAGACGCCCCCAGCTCTTGTGCGCTCACTGGAGCTAGTGAGGGCTTGCAGACCGGCGGAAACCAAGTCTGTGGATTTTGCTTTTTCTAAAGACATTTGTTGCTCCTCAAAGAATGCGAACAAGCGCAGTTTCTGGATTGTTGTAAGGGAATTGAATGGTGAAATTTTGATTTAAAGTTGTCTGATCAACCCCAAAATTCAACACACCCACTGATTTATTACCTTTAGTGTAATTGTAGATTAAGGCCCCTCGAACAGTAAAGCTCGTGCCTAGCCAACTGGGGTTGTCAAACGACACGTACCCTGCGTTATTCCCGCTTCCAACCACAGCGTTGAGCAACACTTCCCCGCCCGCGGTATAGCCTGCGCTGGTTACTTCGCCCGTGGTCGTGTAGACGGTTGTGTCGCTGTCTAGGATGGCCGTAGGGCCATACAAAGCAATCTTGAATACATCGGTGTCAAAGTCATGCACTGCCAAAAGCAGCTGCTCTTTGAATGATTGGGTGAGACCTGCAACAAACATGGATTACCTCGCTGGAATTTTGAGTTGACCATCGCGGTATGCATCGCCACGCTGTTTGCCTGCGCCCAAGTTCTGGAGCAAAGCAAGCGCCTCTTTGTACTTGCCGTCGTACAAGGCCATGAGGTCTTGCTCGCCCTTCAAGAACGTATATGCTTCGACCAAGGAGCCGTACAACAGCGCAGAACTGAAGTTGTCGCCCAACCACGTATTTCCTGCCGTGACGATTGACTCTGGGTAATAGTAGTAGTGCAGTTCAGCCCGGTAAGCTGCATCTGGCGTTGGGCCAAGAATGAACGACAGCTCATTGGTGGTCGTAGGGCTTGGATCGTTTGTTGTGGTGGGTCCAAAAATAGCATAGTATTTTGGTTTGGCCAGCGCAGCTTGGTTTGGATAAACTTCTCGAATAAAGTTGACATCCTTGCTCAACAAATACAAGAAGTCGCCTTGAAACACCATTGTCCCGGAGACCGTGCCAGTGTTGGCAATGCTCAGTGTGATGGTGGTGCCATTGATCACGGTGACCAAGGCACCCAAGCCAATGCCCGTACCTGTCACCGCCTGTCCCACTTCAATGTTCGTGGCACTGCTCACCACAATGGTGGATTGCCCTGAAGTGCCCGTGGCCGTTGGAGTGGCATAGCTGTAAATAGCGATTGAGTACGCTGACAAGAAATCACCGGGGGAAGATAGATATCTGTTTCCCGCTGTCAGGTTTCCTTCAACGTTTTTTCGCAAATTTGCTAACTGCACCGAGTTGTATATGCGCTGCTCGGCCTGCTCCACAAACGTGGCAAGTTCTGTCGATGTGAACGTGTTCTCGACGTAGTCTTGGATGGCGGCGGTGAGTTCTGCGTAGTTCATGTAATTTGCACCGTCACTTGTGCCAGCAGCCCCGTGGCTGCCAGCTGTTTAGAAGGAGGCATAGGCATCATACCAATGCTGGCAAAAGATGTGTCAGAAGTTTCGCCAACGTAGACTGTCAGACCCATGCGCTGCTCTGGGCGGGGCTGGTACAAAGCCTGTGGTTCCGTGATGTTGCGTTTTGGCTCGAGTTGGGGATGCTTGGGCTCGTAGCATTCGTTGCAGACCTTAAAGCCCTTCCAGTCTTTGGTCAGCTCCAATAACTTAAAGCGCTGTCCGCATTGATCGCACAGCGCTATCGCAAACTTGCCGGAAGCGAATCCTGCGCCCATGCTTACCTCGATGTGTAAGTTGGGACCAAAAAGACACTTGCTGTGTCGCGGTCTTCAGTGGCTGCGCGGGCAAATTCTTCTTCGTACAGCACCTTGAGCATCTGCATGCGGTCTGGAGCCTTCTTGACGGACAAATGAAACGCCAAACCTGCTGTCAAAGCAGGCAAGAAGCGAAACACAATGTCGGCCGTGTTGGTGTAGGTCCCTGCATTGTCTATGCGGCGGATGGCGTAGTAGACAAACGTCCACTGCTGCGTTGCATCAGGGGCAGGGTAGAAATACACCGTGGTGGGCACCGAACGCTGCACATAGTACTGCGCTGGGCGCGACTGCGTGTTCTTGTTGGGGACGTGAATCCACTCTGCACGGCTGATGCGGTCAATTGTGATGTCCTGCTGCGTAGGCAGCCCCACATTGGTACGAATGACCGCGGACAAGGCGTTGACCGTGTCGGCAGGGAGGTTGTACTCGTAGGTGCCAGCAATCAAGGGCAATGACCGCTGCTCAATCGTCCACAGATTCAAGCCGCGGTTGGCCCACTCTGCAAACATCAGGTTGATCGAGCGCAGCGCCGTCTTCATGTCGTAACCGTCCCTGACCTCGATGCCGCAGCGTTCGTACGCCTCGGCAATCATGTCATCAAACTGCAGGTCAAAGTCAGCTACGCCTGAGATCGCCATGGCTTAATAGATTTTGGCTGTACGGGCACGAGCTGCGCCAACACCGCGGACTTTGACTGTGTCGCCAAGGACCGTGGTATGGGTAGGTCTGCTCAACGTCTTGCCTTGGGACTGACCCATGCCTGATACCGTGCCGCCTTTTGCAAAGCCCTTTTTGGCAATGCCCTCGCCTTTTTTGGCCAAGCCGCCTTTCGCCATCTTGCCTTTACCGTCAGCAGCAAAAGCAGGGACCATTTTGTCGCCCTTTTTGACCATGGCCATGCCGCCCATTTTCATTTTGTTCATGTCATCACCTTTAAAAGTCTTTACTCATGTTGGGCGTGATTGCCCTTTAAGTTGTCAATCTTACGCTCAAGTCGATCAAACCTATCAAGCAACTGCTGCATGTCTGCACGGAACTCAGAACGGGTAATGTGGTCACGAGCAACCTCTTCACGCGTTCGGTTTAACAAGATGCTGAGACGATCCAGCTCATCAAATTTGCCTTTAAGCAAAAAACCCATGACCGCCACAATGGCACTCAGGGCTGCATTCCAAAGCATCATCTCCATATCAGCACTTCCACTTCTTCAAGGACTTGTTAATCCGGCTGTTTGGGTCTTTCGCCGTCTTCTCGGAAGTCAACTTCTTCTTCATGCCACTCATCCGGGCACAAAACGAGTCCTTTCGCTTCCCGCCTTCTGGCTGCGGAGGCTTTAGGTCCATCCCCTGCTTTTTTGCGGACGCTCGTCCCTTGGCGTTCAAGCCGCCTTTTGGGTCCTTGCCTTCCTTGCGCTGCCATGCTGGAGATGCCATGGACTGCCCCTTAGTACATCTTGCACTGCTTGTTGCGAGCTTGGCCCACGCCACGTGGAGCCACTGAGCCCGAGGGGGCTTGAGCTTTACGTTGCGCTTGCTTAGGGCCCCCTTTGCTCATATCTTGGCGTTGAGCACCGGGCTGGCGCTCGCCTTGATAGTTGGGGTCTTCCATTTTTGTTGCACGTCCCATGATGGACTCCTTATCCGTAAAAAATGTTTGCTGCGGCTGCGTTTGTCAACAGGGCATAAACCCCGTTGTACGCTACCACGCCGTCGCCGGGGATAAGACTGACGTTGTTAAACGTGTCTCCTGCCGCCACATCAAATGTCATCAACCAACGAGAGGCATACGCCATTGAAGCGCCCGCAGTGATTGACCCAGAATTGATGTCTGTCAAGGTAAATGAGTTGGCATTTACTCGAGTGATTGAGTAGTTACCATTGGTGCCTGAACCGCCTGTTCCAGCGGCAAAATCTATACCAATCACATCCCCCGTAACCAATCCATGGCCCGTTGAAGTAACGGTCACTGTAGTGCCCGATCTACCGTAAGTCGCAGTGGTTACAGGCGCAGTCGTGGTGTCAAACAGCGTTATCGACCCAGCACTTGCCCCGCCAGTAAACGAAATGGCTTTGACACGGGTTCGACCTTGAACAAGGAACCCGCTGGCATTTATGTGCGCCTGTTTTACGTCATATTGAAAACCCATAATTAATCTCCTTGTAAACGGGGGCCTAAGCCCCCTAGATCAATTAAGCAGTACGGGTAAACACGTAGGCTGTTGGGCTCGAGAACATGATGGTGAAGCGGCCAAGGCCGGTCACGCCACTAGGAACAGTCAAGTCGCCAAAGCTGGCTGCAGTGTCCACAGCTGCGCCGGACAAGACACCGTTGACTGCAACAGCGATAGTCACTGTGTTTGCGCCGCCAGTGTTGTCCACGTACAAGTCCAACACTGTGCCCTTTGTCGCGCCAATGGCTGCACCCAACAAAGTGCCAGTAGGCAAAGTGATGGTGGTAGCGGCGGCAGAGGTAGATGTGATGTAGCCAGTTGCAACTTGAGCTGCAGTAGCGGTGGCCGTAGCGTTGATCGCTGCAGTCGTTGGGTGGTTTTGGTCAGTGATCACCAAGTTTGTCGCTGTCACGTTTGTTGCCGTCACAGAAGTCACCGTTGTAGAAGCACCGAAAGTGCCAGTGACCGTAACTGCGCCCGTGGTTGGGCTTTTTGTGATTGTCTGGAAACCGTTTTGCGAGCGTACGGGTCCGTTGAATGTGGTATTTGCCATGATTCTTCCTTACATGCAAGTGGGGGCGCATCTATCTGCATGTCGTCTAGTCCGGAAACTAGTCAGATGCGCCGGTGAGTCCGGAATGGCTTAAATATACACGAAATCTCTTCGGCGTCAAGCATCATTTTGTCACATTCTTGGAAAACAATGTTAAACATGCGCTACAAAATCCACCGTGTTGATCTAGGCTGTCTGGACGCACAGCTGGCGCTAACTCGACTCCAAAAACAGTGCTTACCTCATGACAACCCCTCTATCACAACATCTGGTTACTGGTGGCTCGTTCATTCTGAAGATGGCGTTCCGGTTGCTTTTGCTGGTCTTGTCCCCTCTTTGCGTTGGCTTGATTGCGGCTATCTGTGCCGCGCAGGCGTTTTACCGGCTCATCGTGGACAAGGAATACAGAAAAAACTTATTCGCGTCCGCGTCCGCCAAGCCCGCGCCCTAGGTTGGAACTGGCTGGTCACCGACACATACGAGAACCCCGCATCCGCCAACAGCTTGATAGCTAGAGGTTTCAAATTGTTCGACCCAACTAAACCTTGGGGTGCAGATAAGACCCTTTATTGGCGACTTAAGCTCTGAACAGACAACATATGCCCTACAAAGACCCTGCGGTACGTAAAGCTAAACACAAAAAATACTCAGCCGCTCACTACAAGCGTAATACCGAGGAAGTCAAAGCGGCAAACAAAGAAAAACGGTCTTCGCTTAGGAAAGAATGGAATGCATACAAGGCCACCCTATATTGCACTAAATGCGGGTTTAACCACTCCGCCGCGCTAGACTTTCATCACGAAGACCCCAGCACTAAGACAGATAGCGTCAACCAGCTTGTTAGCGACGGCAGGTTCAAGGCTGCTATGGAAGAAGTAAAAAAGTGCGTGGTTTTGTGCGCCAACTGCCACCGTATCCACCACCACGATGAGCGGCGCGCTGCCAAGAAGAAAAAGAAAAAGGGGACCGAGGCCCCCTAGAATTTGCTATTCGCAAATGGCAAATTACTCTTCGTCAACAGGCTTCGCGCTGTCAAAAACAAACACGGCTACGTTAAGGTCAGGAGTCTGCTCGTCTTCTTCAATTTCTTCATCGCCATCAAACTCAACAACATGCTCGTAGTCAGCCGCCCAACCGTTTTCCTTCTGGAACTCGATAAATTCTTGGATGAGTTGTACTTTATCGAAGTCGCTTGTTTCAATGGTCACAACCTCGTCGGCGTCCCAATCGCTGATATCAATTTTCACTGTGTACATGCTAGCTCCTGTGATCGTTAAATACAGCATTAGCGCTGTAATGCCATCCTAGTGAGTCATTGTGAAGGTTAAACGACAATAAAAAAGGCCCCTTGTGGGGGCCTTTTTTAGAAACCGAAGTCTCTGTTTACGCGCCGGGTGAGCCGTAAATACCGCGTGGGTCAGACCAGCCGAAGCTGTAACGCTCACGGGCTTTGTAACGCACGTTACCAGTGTCAAAGTCGCCTTCGAAGGCGGTTTTGATTGGTGAACGCTCGAACATTTTCAAGCCGTTAGGTGCGTCGGTCATCAAGAACCAAGCGTTGGTGTCTGTCAAGAAGTGGTTGACAGCGTAGCCTTCTGGGACCAAGCCCATAGACTTGATGGCGTTGACATCGTTATCAGCAGAGCTGGTACGCAATGTCGACTTCATCAAACGCTCTGCAGTGAACTGCAATTCCTTAGGAACGATCATCTTACGCACGGTCAAAGCCACGCGCAAGCCACGTTCGTCAGTGAACGCTGCCACGTCGATGATGCCTTGCTCGAGAGAAGTCTCGTTCAAGTCAGCAGGGACAGCAGGAGTGTTGCTGAAGTTGGGGCCCAAGGCAGTTGGGTGAGCGGTAGAGCACAGAGCCACGCCGTCGCCGCCAGCATAAGCGCCGCCAGTAAAAGCGTTGTTCAGCACAGAAGCGCCTTTAACTTGCTTGGTGTTGGCCATTGAACGAGCCAAAGCCTTGGTGTAACGGCCAGACAGACGGTCGTAGAGGTTGTCCTCAACGGCTTCTTCTGTCAAAGCGAACGCCATAGCGATGGTTTCGTGTGTGTAGCGAGCGGTGAACGATTCGATAGCGTTGTCGTATTGCAAGCCAGCGCCTTCAGTTTTCACTGGGGCAGAGCCGAAGCCTGTCAACATAACTTCTTCTTCGAATGCACGGTCAGACGTTTCGATAGCGAAAATGTCTTCGTGCTCGTTTTCGTAACGCTTGTACTCCAAGCCGAACAAAGCGTTCAGGCCGGGTTCCAGTTCTTTAACGAGTTGTGAACGTGTAATAGCCATGATTATGCTCCGTCAGATGCAACACCGACGCTACCGTACTGGTGTTGATTAAGTTTTACAACTACGACTGCGTAGGTGCCAAATGCATTTTCAGGAGATGTGTCGATACCGACAATCTTGAATGTCAATGCGGCGGTTTTGGCGATAGAAGCAGAGCTCAAAGTGCCGTTCGACACGCCAGAGGTTGTGCTACCAGTTGTGGAAGCAGTTGGGTCAGCGTTCTTGCCGATGTTCGCAGCAACGACAGCGCCGTCAGCTTGAACAAGGAACAATTGGCTAGGATCATCCAACACTTCGCAAATGATGATGCCGTTCTCGGTCGTAATGCTACCGGGGTAGTAGTTCTTCCAAGTGGGCTTGTTTGCACGGGTTGGGTCGTTGTATTGAACACCGTTGAACACGCCAGTTACGGCAGTGTGAGTCGCTGGGTCATACTTGATGATGAAACCGTCATACACGACGACGAGGTCGCCCTGATAGATGGCTCCGGCCTGACCGTTAGCAATTGAGTAGCCATACTGCTTTTGAGCACCAGTGGCCGACAAGTTACCAACAGGACGCAGACCAAAGGCTTTATTTACGTTTGCCATTTGTAGCTCCTACAAGTTTGGGTTTATCAACCTTGCGGTTGACGGAATGTTGTGCGCGAACTCCGCTCTGGAGATTGGATTCGCATTGAAGAGTGAGCGTTCTCACGCATCATCTCGTTGTCCACGGCAGTCAACTGATCCTGAGCCTTGCGTCGGAAATATTCCGCACGCTCTGCAAGCGTTTCTTTGGGAATTCGTGCAAGCATGAGTCCACCAACTGAAACCACTCCAGCGTGCTTTCCGTCATCCAGTGTAGGCAGCATTGCTTGATATTCCTCAGGCAACTCTTCCAAGCGAACGAGCTCATAACCTTCGCGCAACTTGGAATACACGTTTTGTTTGTCTTGATGACCGTTGACTTCTGCACGAATCCAACGGTGCTCGTAACCTTCAGGGGCAGGTGGCGCGTCAAGACGAGAAGGAGGGGCCCATGGCTTGCGACGCTCATCTTTGGCACGTGTTGCAGTGCTACGGGTTGCGCGGTCGATAACTAAGTCTTTACTCATGATTTCACTCCTTTACGTACTTGGCATATTCCTCGAGAGGAACGCCCAGTTTTTTTGCAATAGCAACCTGACTCGGCGATAACCGGACAGTTCTGCGCGCACTATTTATTCCCGAACTACGGGTTGCAGGTGCAACAGCTGGCGCGGAACGCTGTTGTCTGGTGTTTTGGTTGGACGATTGCTCGCCCGCAAAGTGCTTCGGAAATTCATCACGAAGTCTTCGGTCCAGCTCAGTATAGTACTCTTCTGAGTCGGGTTCAACCCCCTCCTCTTCAACAAGAGACTGATGAATACCCCAAGCACCGTATGTCAGCATACGGTTTTGGCCATACCAAGTGTTTCTAGCCGCCCAGTCTTCCGCTTTTGCGCTAGGACGAGGCTGCTGTGGAGCGGCCTGCTGGGGCTGTGGAGCGTACTGCTGCTGCACTTGTTCTTGATTGCTTTGTGGACGGTCCTGCAACCAACCAGCAACTTGACGCTGCTCTTGAACCAAAGCCGACAAGCGCTCTTGCGCTTCCAACTCCGTGTTCATGTCATTCTCTTCACGCGCCTTCATGATGATCTGGCGCAGCTGAGTCTGCTGCGTATCCAAGCGAGCTTTTGCCTCAGTCAGGCGGCTAAAGTCCGTCTGAACCAGCTTTTGCTGGAGCGACTGAGTCTGCGACTGCAGGCCTTTGGCGTACTCCACAGCTGCTTGTTCACGGCGCTCGGCTTCGCGCATGCGAGCAGTCAACTTGGAGATGCGTTTTTGCACCGCGTCGTTGACTGTCTCTAGCTCACTGCGAGTGTCGTTTTGTTCGGCGGGCGTTTCAGCTGCCTGTACTTGTTCGTTTTTACCGACGTTTTCATCATTCTCGACTGAGACATCGGTGGCCTTTTCATCGGCACCAAGGTCAAATTCAAGCTGGTCATCGTTCATTAAGTTTGTTGCCATTGCTCACCTCACATATGCAGAATGTCTTCTGGGTCTTTTATCGTGGCCAGAATCTCATCATCGTTCAAGATGCGAATCTCACCTCCGTCAATAGCCATACGCGCACCCGCGTAGCGGCCAAAGATTATCCAATCGCCCTCCTTGCACCAAGGACCAGTAGGAAATTTTTCCTTATCTTGGTATGCAAGATCGCCTACGGCTAAGACGTACGCGCACGTAGTCGTCAGTTGTTGGCGTTCCAGAGTTTGATCAGACAATTCAATACCGCCCTTGGTCTTGCGAGCACCACGGTACGGCAACACAATTACGCGCCAGCCAGTGGCGTGGGGTAAGTGTGACTTGATGTCAGACACCTGTTCTTGATGCTCTTTTCGAGCTTCTGCTGTGGCAATAGCGTCGGATTTAGCCTTCTCTGCAGCGGCGAGCTCTGCAGCGGCTTGTTCCTCCGCCCATTTCTTCTCCAATGGGGTCAGTTCAGTCATCTTAGGTCCTCTTTTAAGTCGGGGTTATTGTGGAGAAGATTGTTTAGCCCCTCCCTCACAAATCGGTACCCCTCAAGACGGCCCATCAGGAACTTGTACTGCTCCATATCCCGCACTTTTCCAGCCACAACAATTTCTTGCGTCTCGCGCTCAAGATCTCGTATGGTTTTGTGCAGTCTCTCAACAAACTCAAGCATGGATAACTCCAATGAAGCAGACAGATAGGCCCCTGTCCGAGGGATGTGTGCACATTATGCACAAAAAGTTACGCAATTTTCACTTTTTTGAACGCATCTTTTCGATAAACGTACTTAATGTCAGCTTTGGGGTCTGCTGGCTTGGTACGCTTGGGCGATCCGGTCAGCATTTTGCTGGGCATTTTGCTGGGCATTTTGCTGGGCCGTTTGGTTGAGTTGGCTGGCATGTTGCATTCCTTGTTGGTCGATTTGGCGGTGTTGGACACCGTGCTGGGCTTCTAATTTCTCGCGGTCCAGTTGCAGCTTGGCTGAGTCCTGTGCTTGGTCTGCTTGTTCCTTCTGCTGGTCCAATTGCAAGTGCTGTTGGTCCAGCTGGAGCTTGGCTTGGTCGCGTTTGGCGCTTTGGTCCAGCTCCTGCTTCTTCAGGCCCACCAATGGGTCTTCCTGCGGGCCCTGCATGTCTGTCTGCATCTTCTTGGCTTCTTGGTAGAACTGGGCCGTCTTCATGGCGACCATGCCTTCGCGTTGCAGTGCAGAAATCATGTTTTGTGGGTCCATACCGTACTGCTTGAACAATTCGGCTTCCACGTCTTCTTCAGCCTTGAGGCGCAAGTGCTCAAAGATATGCTTTTGCAAGTTGACCGCAACGTTGGGCATGCTTGCCACCACGGGGGACATGCCCATCATCAAGTGAGACATGATGTGCGCATCGTGCTGCTGGCCAGCGAAGGCTTTGAGCGCCACGCCGTCCAACGCTTGTGCGTTTTCGCTCATCGGGTCCTTTGGCTTGTCCACGTTGGAGCCATTGAGCAAATCATCGATGTCGCGCACGCCAATCGCCTCATACATGCGGCGGTACGCCTCATACATGTTGTGCATCTGCGGTGCGCTCTGCGCCAGCTGCAGCTGCGTCTGCGCCATGGTGATGCGCTGGGCCACGGAGAAGATGTTAGGGTCAGAAACAGGCAACACATCGACGCGGTCGTCAAAGTCGCGCTTCTTGATGAAGCGGCTCTCGCCGGGAACGTCGTATGGGTATTCGTCGGGCATGTACTCGCCAAAACCCTTGGCCAACAAGTTGAATTCCAACCGCTGGCTGTAGTGCATGCGCTTGTGGATGGACGACATGACCGCGTTGCCCTTCTCGAGCAAAGCAATCGTGGTGCCCACGGCAGCGTTTTGGTTGCTGTCGCCGACCTGCATGTCGGTAATGCTCGCCAAGCGGCGGCCAGCATCGATACAAGAGCCCAACAGGGCCATCAGCGTCTGGCTTGGCTCCTTGTATGGCAGCGGCAGGATAGATGCCTGCAAATCGGCACCACCCACGTCAATATCGCGCCACTCGCCGGGGCTCAGTGGCACGTCGTCGTTCATGATACGAGCGCCCTTGGCCTTGAAACCTGCTGGGAGGTTGGACAAGGTGCCCGAGTCGATCAACTGCTGCAAAGCAGAAGTGGAAGTCTTTGTCAGGCCGCCGATGAGGTGCAAGAAGCCAAGGCCGTATGCGCCGGGGCCTTGGACCAAGAGGTAATGGATGTAGTACTGCTTGCGGGCGTAGGTCTCGTCGCCCTCTTTCCAGTTGCGACGCACGCCAACCACGTCACCCGTAGTCTCGTCCAGCGTGACTATGTAAGGCAGGGCAATTCCTGTCTCTTCGCCGTCTTCATCCTTGTGCTCAAAACCCTGCAAGTCCAAATCAACTTGAAACTCCAACAAGGACATCTCTTCCTCGGTTGAGTTTGGCTGAACACCCGTGGTGCGGTCCACTTCCTTCTTGATGATGCTCTGGCCTGCTTCACCGGAGGTGGTGGGCATGGCGGTGTCAAGGTACTGACCGCGCACGACCGCTTTTTGGTAGTCGTTGGTGGTCATGAACACGCGGTGCGTGATGCGAGAGCACTCGCTCATCACTGACGAGCCGTTGTACGGGATGTACAAGTTGTCTGGCAGCACCAGTGAGCTCACCATGCGCTGCTTGTTCTCGTCAAAGTAGACCTTCTTGAACGCCGAGCCGCCGTAACCGACGTAGAACAGCATCTGGTCGAAGTCAGGGGTGTACTCTTCCATCACCGAGGTGATCTGGTAGTTCATGAAGTTGCGCACGCGCTCTGCCTGCGCCAACTTTTCGCGTGTCTCCTTGCCCAGCACCTGTGTACGCACAGGGCCTTCGGCGGGCATCAGCTCTTTCAGGGCTGTGGACTGGAATTGGACGATGGCCTCGGTCAACAGAGGGTGGCTCACGCCGCACGCGCCCTTGAACGGTTTGGTACGCTCTTCGAACGTGAAGCCCAAGAGCTTCAAACCCTTGCCGTACTGCTCTTCCCACTCCTTGCGGGAAGACTGGTCCGCCTCGAACAATGACTGCAAGTCAGAAGACATGGTGGCCAAGACGGATGAGTCAATGACCTCTGCAAGGTTGCTGTCAAACGCAACTTTGCTGTCCTCTTCCTCGCCGATGCTGACTGTCGCGCCGCCTTCGTCATCGATCTCAATCTCGATGTCCGGCATTTCTGCTTCTTTGTCAAATTCAATCAGCGCTTCGCCTGCCGCCAAGTCATTGTTGCGTTCGATAGCCATGTGTTTTCCTTAAAGGTATTTGCGGTGGTCAATGTTTGAGCTGTCGACCAAACCGCCAGTAGCGAATGGTACGCCTTTTGTCTGGATGCGAGCAGCGGCCTTTGGGCCCCATACAACAGCGGTATGCATGGTTTTTCCCATTGGCCCACTCAACTCAACATCACGAATCTCAAAGCCGGGACCGAGGTCCTTGACCACGTCCTTCAAATTACGTGGTAGTTTCTCATACAACTTGGCCTGTGCCGATTCAATGCCGGGGAATGCAACAAAACTCTTGCCCTGCTGGATTGCTCCGGCAATTGCGTTCTTGGCCATGAGCTGCTGTGCCGTCTTGCCGCCCGTCTCCATTTTATGGAAAGCTTCATTCATTGAATAGTCGGCTTTTTCAACACTGGAAGGACTTAATCGTTTAGACAAAACCTTTTCACGGCCGCCTGCTGAGACGAGCTGGTTATCCAACTCTTCGGTCAATTTGTTATTGCCCGACCTGTATGCTTCTTCGCGTGCTTTCTCCAACGACTTGATCTTTTCAACAACGTCGCTGTACTCTTCTGCGTCTTTTTGCGCCGACGCACGCTTAGGGCCTCGCTTGCGCAAGTCGTCCAACATGTCTGATTGCAACTCATGTACGTAAATACCGTCAGTCTTGCCCATGCCGGGGATGTTGGCGGTATGCTCAGAGAAACGGCTAAACGAAATCTGGGCAGGGCCTCCGCCCAAGCTTGGGTGCTGTCCCATGTATGGCAGCTCTTGGCCAACTGCCTTCTTAAACTCCTTATCGGTGCCCTTCAAGAACTTAGCCAGATTTTTGTCAGCCATGTCTACGTGTTCTCTAACGGGTCTAAATGCTTCTGAAATTGACAGCCCCATCTGGAAGTCGTTCATTGCATGCATTGAGGGTAGTTTAATCTGAGCGTAGTCAGGTAGTTCAACAGGTTTGTAGCCATTTTTGACCAACCACGCGTTTGCCTGCTCCGCCATCTCTTTAACAACAAACGGCTCTGCTTTTGGGCGGGCCACATAAGTGGGCATTGTTGGGTCTGTTTCGCGGAACTGCGCGGCATACTTCTCATGAAGTGCGTCGTACTGAGGATCCAAGTTAGGGTACATCAACTTGTCCTTAGCCGCCTTCATCTCTTGTTCATAGCTGTTAATCTTGCGATACTGAGAAATGCCCGTGTCCAACTTTTTGGTCAGCTCAGGAGGTAACTGAGTCCCTGAGGTTTTAATAAAGTTTTCCAACTCATCCATCTTCTCAGGGTAACGGTTAAGACGCCAGTCATCCGCCATATGCTCAACTGCACTTGCCGCATTATTTACTACCGCCTGACGTTGGCCAATTTCTGGAGGCACCTCTTGGTTTAGGTGAATCACACCCAAGCGCACACCTTCATCCGTGTCCTTGTTGTAAAACACATTGTCCATAGATCGGTAATATCCGTTAACCGAAGTCTCATCAGGTGGCAGCACCGTGGTTTTGTAGCGGCTTGGGTCGTACACCTCTTTGACGCGGTTCAATAAGTCAGACGGCGTAAGTTTGGCGTTATCTGGGAGGTCCTTGAGCGCCTCTTCAGCGCGGCCGATCTCGTAGTCACGGAATTTGCCCTTGAGCTGGCCAAAGAACTGCTGCTTTTGGACTGGGCCGGGCAGATTGGAGATGTACTCATCCAAGCGGCCAACAAAAGGAGCCTCTTCTGAAGGCAGGTGCGAATAAATTGGTCCGGGAGCAGCTTTGCCGGGCTCGCGGGCGTACATGATGGGTGGGCTGATCGGAGCCAGCATGCCTTCGCCTTCCATACCGCGCAGCACCTGACGTGCAGTTTCCTTGCCCACGAACTTTGCAGCGGGCGCAGCCGCTTTTCCAAAGCCCGGAGCCATGACTTCGCCCAAAGATTCCATGCCCGATGACTCCCGACGTGCGGGAGTTATGCGGGGAACCATGCCGCGGATCTCTTCACTGGTCGGAGCAATGGTTTTTTCATCCACCTTCACGCCGCCCGGGCCAAAAGCAAAGTTGATGCCCTTGCGGCCCAAGGATTCCACATCCCCAACAAGGCCGGGGACTTGAGACACCGCTCCGCGGACAAGAGACTCCGCATTACTGACCGCGCCGCGGCCAACATCAGTGCCCACACTCTTCAATGCATCCAAAGCTCCGCGGGCCGTGGTCGGCCGTGCAAGAGCCGTGCGGGTATCTTCGTTGATACCGCCATCCCCAATAGCAATCTCCCCGTACATGGGGCTGCCGTCAGAGCGGTGAACAATACCGCCTTCTGCTTTAAAGGGGATCTGGTATTGGATTTGGTAACTGCGGTCCTTTGGGTTGTCCTTTGGCTGCATCATCATTGCATTGAGGCGGCCGGGGCCCACTTCGCCAGAGTATCCGACGTTGTAGCCCGTGATTTTTGATTCCTCCGGCGTGCGCAGACCATTGATGCCCACCATCACCTGATCACGATTGCCAACAGGGATGCCTGCGGAGAGACTGCCTGCATAAATACCGGGAGGTGCGCCCACTGGGCGGATTGCATTGACGTTGAGGTTGACGTCCCCCATTTGTTGGCGGTATGCAGCCATCAAAGTCTGTGCCAAGTTCTCTTTTTCGCCCTGTCGCATGTTTGACAGGTTCACCCCAAGGGTTGCGCTGTTTGTACCAAGGCCCACCATCATGTTTTCAAGGTCCCTGTCACCAATCGTCTGCTTTTGCGCAGACTTGAACGCCATGAACGGAGCAGGAGACGCATCTTCCATGTTTGGCATTAACCCAGCTAGGTCCTCAGCGGCACTACTGGCCTCTCCGCCGTCCTTAAACCGCGCAACTCGCGGTTTTTGTGTTGGAAATGGGCTTTGATAGGTCAAATCTAGGCTGGCTAATGCGTTTGGCGTCTCTACTTCGGGCTCAACAGGGGCTTCCGCCTCTTTCCAGATGTCATCATCCAAAGTTTGGGGCTTGTCATCCGCCAAAAACATCATGGCCATCGCCGCTTTGTAGCCGGGACCCGCATCTTTGACAATATTTTGTGCCGACATCCCCGATCCAAGGGCCTTGGTCATGGTTTTCTCGCTTGCCGTGGGCTCCGATGCCTGCAAAGCAGGTACTTTGTCCCCGCCAAGCGTCTTAGAAATCCGTGCAACATATCCCTGAGTCTCCGCAGGCAAAGCTTTTGGGTCCGCACCCGACGCCAACCACTTGTCCGTGTTGCCCGGACCCCAGTTGTACGCAATCAAAGCCTTTTGCGTGTCCCCATACTTGTCCACCATGGCCTTCAAGTAGTCCTTACCCACCCGAGCCAGCTCATCCGGGCCCTTATCCTGCGCCGGGGCCACACCAAAACCGGGAGACTTCGCAGTCTTTGGCATGACCTGCATCTCACCCTGCGCACCCTTAGGTGACGTGAGTAAATTGCCCTTGCTGTCGTAGCGCTGACCACGGCTTTCAGCTTGCTTTACAGCTTCGTGGAGTTGATCAAAAAAGTCTTGGGCCATGGTCCGGGGTCCTTGGATAAAGTTGCCACATTTTAGGGCCTATGTCAATAATACTCAACAGGCTCTTGATTCGGTTCCGGCTCATCCCAGTCATCATCCTGCAAGGAAATAAACCCGCCCTGACGGAAACGGTTCCACGCCATGACCGCCGTGTCCACTTGGTCATCGTTCGATCCGTTCGGAAAAGCAGCACACTCCTCCACCATCTCATCGGCCCACTCCTGATCCTCAGGATACCAAACCATCCCCGACTCCAGAATCGGTGCAACAGAGTTGGCTCTGGAGATCTTGTCCTGACCAGTCCTGCGGCCGCCCGGAGAGAACATCGTGACAGGGATCCCGAGCTTACGGAGTTCTTGCTGCAGCGGAGTTCCAGTAGCCTTGGCCTCGATCAAGACGTTGTCGGGCTTCCAATACTGGTACTCGTCCCGTGCAACGCGTTTCAACTCCGGGAAATCCCAGCGGCCCTTGCGCACGTTCAACAAGATGAGATTGGGGCCCGAGTCCGCATCAGGATGAAACACGCCCCACGTGCTGATGACCGAGAAGTCAGCCGTCTCCTTCTTTGAGTACGCCGTGTCCATGCACTGCAAGATGTACTCACAAGACGGGGGCTCTGCAAAAGTCCACTTGCGCCACCACTCACGCTTAAGGATCGAACCCTCAGCGTTCGTCGGCAGCTCCT